CAGAAACACAATTAGAAATCAGAGCGTAGGAGGATATCATGCCTAATTGGTGTCAGAATGTAATCTATGTGTCCCATGAGGACAAAAACAAGATGGTGGCGTTGAAAGACGCCATCCTCAATCACGAATTATGCGACCACATAATGCCAATGCCGGAGGAATTGAAAGGCACGACATCGCCTTCCGACTCGCCTAATTGGTATGATTGGGCGTGTGAGCATTGGGGAACAAAATGGGATATCTGTTCGTCTCATGATACAGATGAAATCTATAGTGATGATGATGGTGAGACATATGTGTTCAAGTTTGACACAGCATGGGCACCACCAATCCCTGTCTATGAGGAGATGGAAAACCAAGGTTTCAAACTTCTCGCACGTTATGTGGAGTATGGCATGGGATATGCTGGGCATTATCAGAATGGTCAGGATTTCTGCACAGAGTTAAAAGATGGTCAGGAAGTTTATGACGAACATCTCCAATCTGAATACGCCTAGAGCGATGGGGCTGGTGATGCCAGCCCCATCCATCCGGCTGCCCAGTCCCTGACTGGGTTTTTATTTGTTCTATTACTAGTCCTCCATACTAGTAGGTGCCCCAGGGCCTGGCCCTGGGGTTTTTATTTGTCCCGAATCCCGACCCGACCCGAAAGCTGCCCGACTCGAGGCAGCTGCGCTAGTGCTGCCCGACCCGAATCTTTTTGTTTGTGTTGTGTTGCATGTTGTCTTATAATGTTTGAGTAAACTATGGAGGATTACAAAATGCTTAAAATATCAAACATGACGGGCAAGTTGAAAGGGTTCAAAGCATTGAACACTAATACATTGTCTAATGACTATTGTATGAAAATGTATAATAGCGGCAAGGACAACGTGATTTGCACAAAATGCTATTCTGCGGAAATGTTGCAAGGTATGCGCAAAAACTGCATTCCCGCATGGCAGATGAATAGCGATACATTGTCCGGTGGATTGATTCCGAAACATATGTTGCCGACAATCCTAGACGCATTTTTCCGGATATCCGGACATGGCGAGATTATCAACATGACCATGATTGAAAACATTCATAACATTATCGAACATAATCCACATTGCACGTTTGCATGGTGGACAAAGCGCAAGGGCTGGATTCGCAAGTTCTATAGCACGCACGCAAAACCCGCGAATCTTATCCTTATCTATAGCAACCCGCGCATTGACGCGGTGATGGATAACCCGCCGGCAATGTTTGATCGCACGTTTAACAATGTATCTAAGGGCAGTGACGTTGCGCAAAACTGCACAGGTCAAAAATGCATTGATTGTATGCTTTGCTATAAACCAAACAATGGCGTAACCCAAATTGTGGAGGCAGTAAAATGAGCAAGAAACATTTGCCTGTTAAAGGCTGCGAAGAGTGCGAAGAGTTTAAAACCATTTGTGTTGAATGCTTGGAAAATGAAACACAAGATGAATTAGAGGAGCAGGCCTAGGCCTGCTTTTCTTTTGCCTCGAGTCCTGGTTGCTGTGACCCTGGTACTGGTGCCCCAGTCCCTAGCTGCCCTTGGGCCAGGCCCCCGAACCCCGAACCCGAATCCCCGACTCCCGAACCCCGAAGCTGCTCCAGTACCGATTCAAGGTGCGTGATGCCCGACTCCCGAACCTGGTTCCACATAGCCTGGTGCCCCGAACCCCGAAACAAGCTCCCCGATCTTAGCCCATTGCGCCCGATTTCAAGGCTCTGGGCGCCTTCAAACAAAATTAGGTCGCCCGAAGGGAGGTGCTTAACCAAGATGAATGACAAGCCGCCATTTCGCGAATACGCGGTATTCCACGCTATTTGCTGTGGGGAAAGTCTGACGGAATTGTTTTTAGTTGTTTTTAATTCTACCCAGAACACAAGTCCTAACCAAGCGAAATGCACATCAGGCACGCCACCACCATGACGGTTCTCAATTCGTGTCGGATAACAGTTCTTCGGAAGATTCCTGCGGACGGTGTTCCAAAAGTTCGCCTCTGGTGTCGGCATCAGTTATCTCCCTATATTCGCCTTCGATGAAGGCTTGTGGATACTGCTGACGAAGTTGAGACAGGCGCGCCGTAATCTCCTCACGCGACAGATCATCAAGTTGATGAATCTGTTCACGCCTATCAACAGTCAAGCCACCAAGAGCGGAACGGATCTTTTCAGCGTTGATTGCTGCTGAGAACTGACCAGCCTCTTCCGCCCCGGACGATAGTTCGTGCAGGCGTTTGAGCTGTCCTGTTACGGTCACGCCATATCGGCGTTCACGTTCTTCCCTTAACTCTTGTATGTAATCGACTAGATGAGGAAATTTCTTGCCAGCCAGAAGATGACCAGCAATGGATGCGGCACTACTAGAAGCATAGCCTGCTTTTCTAGCGCACTCCGCATTGGAGTAAATGCCTTCAACATAGTAACGAGCGAACTCACGATGACGGTTTGTCAACTTTCGTCCAGTCTCAGCCTCTATATCATCTGCAAGAATATCTTTTTTCTTGGTACACATGTCACACTTGTACACCAAAAAAACAATGATTTGAAGCCTTTTCAAAAAACACCAAAAAACCGTGTTTTGTCCATACTGTCTTATAGAGTCTCCAAAGTGTAACAAGTGTGCCAAAAACCCTTAGAAGTGTGCCAAGCTCAAACCCTTGCTGGCCGTGGATCTGAGCCTCCCTTGTCACACTTGTCACACTTGTCACACTACATTTGAACTTTTTTCAAAAGTTTTTTTTCAGCAAAAAAGGTGTAACAAACGAGACAAGTGTACCAAGCCTTTTGAAGAAGAGTATGCGTTCTCAGGGTTCGGTAAAATTAGTTGTTGCATGTTGTCCTGTTTCATGTATGTTTAACTTATTAACATATGTCATGGAGGACGATATGCAGGAAGTACAAGAAAGGGTCGTGATTCAAGGTTCACGCATCGAGTACGCTATTTATTGCGACTGGTGTTGTGGTCATGGGTACGAGTCTGGGGATCGCGGCGATGTTGTTGATTGTCACAAGTGCCATGGTTCGGGATTCAAGTTTCATCAGATAGTGGAGGCAGACAATGGATGATTTGATTTCAATATCTTTGACCGCGAAGCAGTGGAATGTTTTGGAGGTAGCTCTGGATCGTTTTATTGAGGATCAGGTTGATGATGGTTCGGATGAGGCGAAGCATCATGCCGGACATGGGAACATCGTGAAGATTTTAATGCAGAAAGTATTGGAGGCAGACAATGGGAACTAGAGCGATTTACATCTTTGAGGACAAAGCGTTTCAAGAGGTTCATGTTTACAAGCATTATGACAATTACCCACAGGGTGCGGTGGAGTTCATTGAGAAAGCCAAGGCATATGCGTGGGAGTTGCCAAGGTTTGAGGCTGATGAGTTTGGCGCGGCGTTTGTTGCGGCGAACAAGAACCCCAAGGGCGGCGAGGTTCGTTTAGTGCATGCGTTGTTGCATGATCGTGAGGAGATGTTGGAGGCTAATGATTGGTGTGACTATTATTATGTGATTTCATATCAGTCCGAGCATGAGGATTTATGGATTGAGATTTGGGAAAGTCAGTACATGTCAAGCCAAGACACATGTTCATGGGTTTTGATTGACGAGTTAACGCATACAGAAATGAAGGAGAAATACGGTGAACGTGCTATCGCTGTTTGACGGAATGTCATGTGGAAGGCTTGCCCTTGAGAGGGCAGGTTTTCCTGTCACCAATTACTTTGCCAGCGAAATCGACAAGTATGCGATCACGGTTGCGAGAGCCAACTTCCCTGACACGATGCATCTGGGTGATGTAACAACGGTCAGAACCAACGAGGATGGTGCGTTAATCATTAACGATCCTTTGGGCATACAGACAGCCAAGATCGACCTGTTGATCGGCGGCTCACCATGTCAGGGATTTTCGTTTGCCGGCAAGCAACTCAATTTTGACGATCCGCGTTCCAAGCTCTTCTTTGAGTTCGTGCGGTTGTTGAAAGCGTTGAAGCCAAAGTATTTCCTGTTAGAGAACGTCAATATGAAGAAAGAGTATCAGGACGTTATATCTGACCTTCTGGGATGCAAGCCTGTGGATATCAATTCTAATCGTGTGAGTGCGCAGAATCGGCGGCGTTTGTATTGGACGAACATTCCAGTCCGTTCCATGCCGGAGAACAAACATATCTATCTGAAGGACATCTTGGAGGATGGGTTCACGGATCGGGAGAAGTCGCATTGCATTGACGCGAACTATTTCAAGGGTGGCAATCTGAAGTCATACTTTGAGAAGAATCGGAGGCAGTTGGTGTTTGATTTTGACGATCCAACGGCTACCGGATTGCAGTTGGCTGGTGAGGCAGACCTCAAGGGTCACGGTTATAATCGGCGTGTGTATCATCCGGATGGCAAGGCACCAAGTTTGTGTGCGGCATCTGGCGGCAATCTGGAGCCTAAGATTCTTCAAGTGCCAAGGGGCAAGAACCAAGGCGGCATCAAAGCGCATGACGGTAAGGTTCCTGCCATGAGTGGATCGTCATGG